TGGTTTTCCCAAAAATTGAACAATAATATTAAAAACGGATCTCCGGCGGAATTTACTCCTTCGGAAATCGAAACTCTTAGAAACGCACTTTATACAATATCTATCGAACTTCAGGAAATAGCTGACGACCTGCAATAAGAATTAAAAAATCTTCGTCTGTCAAACTTTTTGCAGGTTTCAGTAACTGGGCCCGATTGACCACAAAGTCAGTCGGGCTTTTCTTATTCTTATCAATTCCATCACAATTTTCAAATATTAAGATGAAAAAGTATCGTATCAAAGAAGTCTCAGCCAGAAAGTTGATATTCGGCGCTCCGGCTTATGCTGTCCAAGTGAGAACTAAACTCGGATTCTGGCTCACTGTAAAGTATTTTACGGATCTCGATAGTGATTTTGCCCGTAGGGAAGCCGAGGAGTTATTAGACAAACTCAACGAAAAATAAGACATGAAAATAGTAATCACCGGCGGCGAGGGCTTTATTGGCAAGGCTCTCGCCGCTGCTCTCTCCAGACGGGGAGTTGAGGTCATAATTATAGACCGCACAAAGGGAATCGAGGCCAAAGACTTCTTCGATACCGTTCCAGATCTTCACGAGGCTGATTGTGTGTATCATATGGCTGCGCAGACATCAGTGTTCAACACCAACCATGCGCAGATCATGTATGACAACATCGAAACATTCATGGCCGTATGTAATGCCTGTAAGCGTGCCGGCGTAAAGCTGGTGTATGCCTCATCTTCCACAGCCAACAGCCCCAACACAACATCTCTCTATGGAATATCCAAGCGTTTCAATGAGGAATATGCCCGGTGCTACAACCCTCGTGCTACCGGCGTCCGTCTCCACAATGTCTATGGGCCTAACCCGCGTCAAGGAACTCTTCTTTGGCATCTACTCCATGACAATCCGGTAAGGCTCGTTAACGGAGGTCGAAACGTGCGCCACTTCACATACATTGATGATGTGGTGGAGGGGCTAATCTACGCTTATGGCTGTAACAGGCAACTTATCAACGTAGCAAACCCCGAAGAGATGAGTGTTTACGATTTCGCATTAGCGGTCCAAATGCACAATGAAGCTGAAATATCGCTACTTACAGAAAAACGCGAATTTGACAAAATCGCCCAAACGGTTGACGAGAGCCTATTTACAGTACCTTTGCCGTACACGTCGGTAAAAGAAGGCATCCGGCGTGTATTTGACACCATCGACAATGACACGGCGCAGTAGAATCATACGAATGGATAAATGGGATGTTCCTGCCTCTCAGCCACGGCTGAAGGGTGGGAATATCCCTCTTTGCGACCTTACGCCCCGGACGGTGGTTCATCAGCTCGGTTCGTTGGTGTATTTCTCGCAGTTCAGACGCACAAAGAGCGGCGTACCGTTCAGCGAGATTAAGCAGTCGGCCGATATTGCCACACAGTTTGCCGACACTGCCTGCAACTTCATCCAGCGTCTTGTCAACAATACGGAAGACTGGGCTATAATCACCACACCCCGGCGCCGTCATTCAGATGGGCTCCACTTTGCCACGGTGATATGTCAGCGAATCTCGGCCAATCTCGGTATTCCGTTCTATGCCGACGCAGTGCAGTGTATCAACCGCAACCGTCTGGCGCCAGACTTTCATCTGCTCCGGCCCATCGCCGAGCGGCAGGTGATAGTATATGACGACATCATCACTACCGGCATAACACTTACGGCCACGGCAAGATTATTGGCCGATCGTGATTTTGTCCTCAACCTCATAGGCATCAATAATCGCTAAAATCATTTCTCACAGCTATGTTCTTGACCTTATCCCCACCATATTTTGGAAACAAAAGTCCAAGAATCGTAAATAAAACGGCCAAAAACGGCAATTTTCGGAGCGTATCCGGAAATTTTTTCAAAGGCGGGAGAAAGACAAAACAATATTATGAACATAAACAACAGCAACCCATTCTATCTACTTTTTCTTTGGCTGCTCTTATAATTACAATTATAGCCTTTGATTATATACAAAATCTCTCTCGAATTATATAAACACCTCATCATACATCATCGCAATGGCAAAGAAAGACAAGAAGCGCCCCACCACGCAAGAGCGTCGATTGACCGAGAAGCAGGAAAAGTTCTGCCAGTTTTACCTTGACACTGACGGAAACGCCTCTGAAGCGTACCGCATGGCCTATGACACATCAAACATGCAGCCAAACACAGTATGGAACTCCGCGAGCTTACTCATGGATAACCCAAAGGTAGCCCAAAGGATAGATGAGATACGCGTTGAGCGTGCAGCCGCATCAATAGTAGAGCGCAAAAAGGTAGAGCGTGTGCTTATGGATATAGTGACAGCAGACCCCAATGACCTATACATTGCAGACCCCAAGACAGGCAAAATAAAGATGAAGACGCCGAGCCAGTTGCCTAAAAGGATGCGTAATGCCTTGAAGAAGATAAAGAACAACAGAGGTATAGTTGAGTATGAGCTGAATGGCCGCGTTGAGGCCGCGAGACTTCTTGGCTCGTGGAATGGATGGGATGCCCCCAAAGAAGTAAACGTGAACAATACTGGTAATATGATTGGAGAAATACGCATAGGTTTCGGTGATGATCAGGATTGATGAGAATGTAAGCAAAATTGCATAATTCCATTGCAGGTTGTCAATGCTGTTAGAAAAATCTCCGGCAAAATACAAAACCGCGTAAGCTAAACGTCCCATCTCCCTTTCAAACTGTCAAGATCAATGCAAATCAATTATAAGAAGCTCAACCCTCTTGGTTTTCATTTGCTGAAATTGCTCCAGGATACAGCCATCCGATTGATTATATTGTTCGGTGGCTCATCTTCCGGCAAGTCTTACAGCGTGGCACAGCTGATCCTCATAATGACCCTATGGGACGGTGAGAATACTATCGTCATGCGTAAGGTAGGCGCGTCTATCAGCAAAACCATATACGAGGATTTCAAGGTAGCGGCAAAGCAGCTCGGCATCTTCAGTATGTTCAAATTCAAGGATGGAGTCCGGCAGATTGTCTGCATACCAAATGGAGCCAAGATTGATTTCGGTGGCCTTGATGACCCGGAGAAGATTAAGGGTATCTCCAACTATAAGCGTGTCGTTCTTGATGAATGGTCGGAGTTCGACAGCGAGGACTATAAGCAGGTTCGTAAGCGTCTGCGCGGTAAAGAGGGCCAGCAGATCATCACCACATTCAACCCCATCAAGGAAACACATTGGATAAAGAAAGAAGTCTTTGATGTTGAGAAATGGCATGATGTGTCTATGGATATTGAGATTGCAGGCGAGAAGATTCCGCCAGAATTAACCGCCGTGAAATCTATACGGATGAACGAGACCAAGTTTATAATCAACCCTCGTAGCAAAGAGATTGAGGAACACGCCCCGGATACTGTTGTTATACAATCCACCTACTTAAATAACTTTTGGGTTGTCGGCTCTCCCGATGGTACCTACGGCTATTATGATGAACAGTGTATCGCCGACTTTGAGAAAGACCGTATCAATGACCCGGACTATTACAATGTCTATGCTCTCGGAGAATGGGGCGTTATACGCACCGGTTCCGAGTTCTTCGGCTCGTTCAATCGAGGCAAGCACACGGGAGAGTGCAAGTACAATCCTGACCTCGCGCTCCATGTCAGCGTTGATAACAACGTGTTGCCTTATATCTCTTACACATTCTGGCAGATTGAATATAATTGCGGTTCAATGATGGCCACAAGGCCGGAACAGCGTCAAGGCATAAGGATTCGCCAAATAGATGAGATTGCGGCCGAGAGTCCGCACAATACAGCCCGAAAAAGCGCTTTGCTTGTAGCTGCCAAGTTGCGAGAGAGGGGAGTTGACCGCATATACCTGCACGGCGATGCCTCGACACACCATGCCAACACTATTGATGATCAGAAACGCTCATTCCTTGACCTTGTAATCTCAACCCTACAATCAGAGGGCATAGAGGTTATTGACTGCGTAGGCAAACAGAATCCGAGTGTGCCGATGTCCGGCGAATTTATAAACGCCATATTCGATAACATAATACCCGATATCCAAATTATTATCGGCGAGAACTGCAAGATCTCGATTGAGGACTATATGAGTGTGCAGAAAGATGAGAACGGTGCTATACTCAAAACCAAGGTTAAGAACAAAATCACCATGCAGACCTATGAGGAACATGGACACATGTGTTTTACTCCCGATACTCCAGTAATAACATTAAATGGTACCCTCCCGATTTCACAGGTCAAAAAAGGTGATTTCGTGCTCACTGAAAAAGGATGGCAAAGAGTGTATAATTCATTGTGTACCATTAGGAAATCTCAATATTTTTCATTAACTTTACAAGGCCAAAGGTTAGATTTGACTTATGAGCATCCGATATTCACGGACAGAGGATTTGTCCCTGCAAATCAGCTAAAGGACGGAGATATTATAACACGATATTCAGAAGGAAAGATATGGCAAGAGAAACTATCATATACGAGGGCTTCAGATTTCATCGCTACCCTGATAGCAAATCTGAAAGCGATAGGAATTACTATCGCGGATGGGTTAGGATTGACGGCAAACTCGTCAAGACATATCTCCACCGATACATTTGGTATCTTGCCAATGGGGAAATTCCTACGGGTTATTGTGTTCACCATATTGATGGCAATCACAATAACAATACACTTAGGAATCTCACCCTTATGCTTGCTGATGAGCATGAGAAACTCCATATTGAGAAGTATGGAGAAAGCACATGGTGTAAAATCCGGAAAGGACTTAAAAAAGCACAAGAAAAAGCAATCGAATGGCATAAATCAGAAGAAGGGCAAGCATGGCATCGCAAGAATGGTGAAAATCTTTGGAAAGATAAGCCAATGGTGGAATATACTTGTCAAGTTTGTGGGAAAACCTTTGAGAGCAATTCGCAACACCCTCCGAAATTTTGTTCAAACAACTGCAAAAGCAAATGGAGAAGAATGTCAGGTATTGACAATGAAGAGCGCATTTGTGCGGTGTGTGGGACTAATTTCATTGTCAATAGATATTCTAAGACGTTGTGCTGTTCACGGGAATGTTCCGCTGTGTATCGGCGGAATAAGTGATGTCTACGACATATCAACCACATCGCATACGTTCTTTGCCAATGGTGTACTGGTGCATAATTCAGATACGATGCGGTATACTGTAACTGACCTCGTGCGTGAACAGTTCCTGTCGTTCTCCAACCGCCGCAAGCGTAACACTTATGCTCGTGATGGAATGATCCATTTCTATAATCCCGATACGGATTGCAAGTATAGCCGGGAGATTGTCTATGCCATGCCCAATGTGAACGGAAAGTTTGCGATGGTCCACGGCAAACTGTGTGGCGAGAAATGGCATATTGTGGATTTGATGTTGAGGGAAACATCATCTACTGATGAGATAGCCGAGATACTTGTCAATGCCAATAGTCCACAAACTATAATAGAATGTGGTCCGGCTTATTTCCGGTTTGTCCGCAATCTGCGCAAAGATATTCCCAATGTAAGAGCCATGAAAGAGGTTGCAGACATAGACCGGCGCATAGCGGCAACATCTGATTTTGTAAAGAACCATCTACTGTTCAATGAAACGAAATTGAGTGATGATATAGAGTATTCTCAATTCATGACAAATCTACTTGATTACAACAAGGACACCGGCGAAAGTATTGAGGCCAGTGCCGTTTTAAGTGGCTTTATCAGGTTCGTTGTAAAATTCAGTTTTGAGAGTGAAAGTAAAGTAACCGCCGATAATATAGCGAGTTAAGGCTGATTTTTGACATCCTTGAAAAATCGGTTTTTTGAGGATTTGGCGCAACCGATTGTATTTGTGCTTTTCTTTGCGACAAAAGAACAAAGCATGAGTTTTATACAACGAATATTTGGCACCAAAGATAAAACGGAAGCTCTGGTTGTAAAAGCGAACAACATAACGCAGGCCAACAACCAGGGCCCCCGTGGTGCTTATGGCGTTGTCGATGCTTGGAGATACCAGCAGGTGTTGTCTATGATTGACGGTCTGATACATCCGTCAGTTGTAGGTAACAACTTCATCGAATTGTTCAAGACAATTCCGGAGGTGTTTTGGCCGATTGATTTCATTGCCAAACGCATCTCGGAGGCTCATTTTGATTTGAAAAGAGTCAAGGATGACAGTCTTGTGTGGTGTAACCGCCTCGGAGCTGATACCATTCTCAAACAACCCAATCCGATTATGACTTGGCGAGAAATCGTGTATCAGCATTTTGTATATAAGCTGGCCACTGGCAATGCCTTTTTCCGTGCGTCTATGCCGGACAATATAACGGCCGATGCGATCAAGTTTCAATGGTGTTCCAACTACTGGAGTCTGCCGGCGCATCTCGTTCATGTCAAGCCGATGGAGTACAGCTATGGTGTGCCCATGTTCGGCATCGCCAGCATAGAAGAGCTTATCAAGGGCTACACTCTCGATCTCGGTGCATATTCCGGCCTTACTATACCTTACTACCAGATATGGCATGACCGCGACGGCATACCCGAACTGATATGGGGTAACGGCTATCTCAAGGCACCGAGCAGACTTTTGGCTGTCAAGAAACCCATTGCCAACCTCATCGCAGTGTATGAGGCCCGTAATGTGATTTTTCTTAAACGTGGTGCTCTTGGGTTTGTAGTCGCAGAGAAAAAGGATGAGACCGGCACAGTGGCGCTTGAACCTAAGGAGAAAGATGAACTCCGGGGACAAATAAACAGCAAGTACGGTGTCGGTGAGGGCCAGTCACCGTGGGCCATTACTGATATTCCCGTGAATTTCATCCGCACCAACCTCTCCATACAGGAATTGCAGCCGTTTGATGAAACGCTTGAAGATGCAATCAAGATCGCCTCTGTTTTCGGTATTCCGTCTGTGTTGGTACCGCGTAAAGACCAATCAACTTTTAGCAATCAGGACACCGCCGAAAAGAGTGTCTATACCTCCGTAATCATTCCGGCGGCCAAGCGCTTCTGTGAGGCTCTGACAATATTCCTCGGCCTTGATCAGAAAGGTCTGTATCTCGACTGTGATTTCAGCGATGTGGCTTGTCTGCAGGTCGGAATCAAAGAGAGCGAGGAAGTTAAGAAACTCGTAAATGAGCGGTGCCTTTCGCAGTTCAATAACGGACTCATATCAATCAACGACTGGCGTTCCCAAATCCATGAGGATGCTCTTGAAGGTGATATTTTTGACAAAACCAAGTTTGAAATGACCCCCGAAGAGATTGCCAAAGTGGATAGTGTGATCAAGGCTCAAACATCTCCGATTCAGATTAACACCGGCCATGCCGGAGAAAAGAACCCCGACAACAATCAATCCAATAATAAACCCTCGAAAGGAGAAAGTAATGAAAGAACAGATGATTAATCTCCAGTACGAAACGAAAGCACTGGATGTCACTGAGAAAGGTATCGTCACCGTAGGGGTGAACGGTATAGGCATCGAGGAC